GTTCACCCTGCGCCTGGTTGACGGCCTGCCGGTGCAGCGTGATGGCAAGCCGATCAAATACCGCCTGGTGAAGCTGCGCGAGACCGGCGTGGCCGATGAGCGCGCCGCTACGCGCATGGCCGAGCGGGTGGTGATGGTTGGCGATGCGCCCCAGCTGCTGTGCAGCCCCAGCGACTTCAAGTTTGCGATGACGCTCAAGCACATTGAGTCGTTCCATTGCGACACGCTTGTGCTCGATGGGCCGATGCTGGACCTGGAGCTGCTGGGCAAGCTGAGCAGCCATGATCTGGGCCTGATTGAGGCGCGGGTGTTCTTGATTGAGGTGGCCGCGCAGGTGCGCTATGGCGTGATCACGCAGGCGCAGTTCCAGGCTGTGCTGGCGGGCTCGCAGGCAGACAAGGCCGCACCCCCACAGCCCCCACGCCAGGCTGAGGCATTGGGAGCACCTGGTGGTGCTGATCAGCCTGGCGTTGCAGTGCTCGCCGACTTCTCTGGAGAGGGAGCCAACGGCCAGGCTTGAGGCTTGGGCCGCTGAGATAAGCGCCGAGCGCGAGCGGAGCAACAAGGCGCCCAGGCGCTGATCACCCCACCACGAAGGCGTGCCATGCGTGAGCTGAAGCTCAAATACATCCTGGAGCTGGCCAGCAACATTGGCAAGATCAGCCAGGCCGAGGCGAAGGTGCTGGAAGAGGCACAAAAGCGCATGCAAGACGCCGTCAAGACGACCAACAAAGACTCGGTCAAGTTGGGCGAAGCGGTGGGCACGACGACCAAGGGCGTGGACCAGCTGGAAAGGCAGCTGGGCAAGCTGGCCACGAACACGAGCACGCAGCGCCAGGTGACGTACATGAACGACCTGGGGCGGGCCATTGACCGGAATGTGGAGAAGGCCAAGACGCTGCGCCAGGTGCTGGCTGAGCATGCGGCCGGCGCGGTGGGCAAGTTGCCCGAGGTGGCTGCAGGTGGGTATGCGGCCGAGCGCGTGATCATGGGCCCGGTGAAGTCGTTCGCTACGCTTGAGCAGGCGACCATGGACTTGCGCGTGGCCATGACGGATTCAAAAGGCAAGGTCTCCAAGGCATTCGACAAGATCAGCCAAGAGGCGGTGAAGCTGGGCAATGAATTGCCCGGCACGACCAAAGACTTCATGGCGGCAGCGCTGGAGCTGAAGGCCAATGGTGCAGCGGACAGTGTTATCGCCAACGGTGGCTTGCGGGCGTCGTCTTACCTGGGTGTGCTGCTGCGCATGAACCAGTCGAGCGCGGCAAAGATGGTGGCCAAGACGCGTGAAGCCTATGGCCTGAAGGAAGACGAACTGGTGCCCGCGGCCAACATGATGCAGAAGGCGCGCTTTGCGTATGGCATCAACCCCGATGACATGCTGGCCTCAAACACCTACATGGCCAACGAACTCAATGCGGTGGGCTGGAGCGGGCTGGGGCGCATGCGTGAGGTGCTGGCCATTCAAGGTATGGCGGCGCAGCGGGGCATGGATGGCTCGGTTTTCGGTACCGACATGAAGGACTTCATCGGCCGCTTGGCGATGGCAGACACGCGCCTGGCCAAGAAGAGCCCAGAGGCGCGGCACGTGCGTGAGCTCATGGCGCAGCATGGGATTGGCAAGTTTGAGGTGTTTGGCAAGGATGGGCAGTTGATCAGCCCGGCTGGCGTGGTGAAGGCGATGCAGCCCTTTTCCCGGCTCAAGCCCCAGGATCAGATCCACGCAGTGCACCAGATCTTTGGTGAGCAGGGCGGCCAGCTGGCGCAGCTGCTGATCCAGGGTGGCCCCAAGAAGTTTGCGGACATGCTGGCGCAGGGCGACTCGCAGGGCGACCTGAACACGCGCCTGGCCATGACCACCAGCACGCTGGCGAACAAGTTCGAAGCGCTGACCGGCACGATTGAAAACTTCATGGCGCAGATCGCCACCCCCTTAGGTAATGGCTCCAAGGGCTCTGTAGACGCGGCGAATGACTGGGTTGGCGCTGCCCAGGGCTGGGTTGCGGGGCACCCTGTTGCCGGCACGGCTGGCTTGCTGGGCGCGGCTGGCGCGGCCGGTACAGGCACCTACCTGGGCGCACAGGCGCTGCGCACGTGGATTCTGGGCCGTGGGGCGCCCGCTGCTGCGGCCGAGGCGGCACAGGCTGTGGCGGCGTCGAACCCGTTCCGCGGCCTGGGTGTATCGGTGCCGAGCGCGGCTGCTCAGGCAGCTGAGGCTGCAGCCAAGTCGCGCGCCACTTGGATGACCCGTGGCCGGTGGGCCGGTGGTGCATTGGGCGCCCTGGGCTTTGGCGTGGATGCCTATGGCGTGCTGACTGATGACAACCTGACCGAGGCCGGCAAGGTGCGCGGCCTGGCACGTGCTGGTGTGGGTGCGGGCGGGGCTTGGGGCGGCGCCACGGCTGGCGCTGCGCTGGGCACGATGATCTTGCCGGGCATTGGCACGGCCATTGGCGGCGCCATTGGTGGCGGCCTGGGCTATTGGGGCGGTGGCAAGGGCTTTGATGCGGCCTGGTCGCAAGATGCCAAGCGCGACTTTGTGCGCGTGAGCGCCCCGCAAGGCGCCCAGTTGACGGATGGGCCTGGTGGCTCGCAGGTGCTGCAGGTTGGCGAGGGCAAGCTCGATGTGAATGTGCACTTGACTGATGAGCGCACCAGTGTGACCACCAACGTCACACAGCCGCTGAGCCTGGTGCGGATCAACCCCGGCTCAACCAACCCAGGAGGCTATTGATGGCAGACCCTGCATGGCTGGCGCAGCTGCAGCCCGCGTCGTTTCGGGGCGTGCCGTTCCAGGTTGACACGGTCGACTTGAGCGCGGGCGACAACGTGATCGTGCGCGAGTACCCGTTCCAGGATGTGCCGACGGTGTTCCGCATGGGGGCGGGGAAGGAAGATATCAAGTTCTCGGCCTACGTGATTGGGGATGACTACACCACCCTGCGCGATGCACTGCGCGATGCACTGACGGGCTCGGGCACGGCGGCTGCGGCAGGGGTGTTGGTGCACCCCACCACAGCAGGCGCTTTGCGGGTGGCTGTGGCGGGCCCGTATGTGATTCGTGAGAACCCCCGCGACATGGGTGGCATGGCGCGCTTTGACTTGAGCTTTGTGCGCTCAGAGGCGAGGCGCTACCCGGTGTCTGTGGCGAACTCGGGCACCCAGGTGGTGGCTACTGCGGCGCAAGCCAAGGCGGCGGCGGTGGACAGCTTCGCGGCGCGCTTCTCGCTTAAGGGCTTGCCGGGTTGGGTGTCTGACCGGGTGGTGGAGCGGCTGACTTCGGCGCTGGATTCGTCGTGGAGCTTGATCAAGTCTGCCTCGGGCGGCCTGGGGGACTTTTCGAGCAGCATGATCGGCAGCTTTCAGGTGCTACATGGTGGGCTGGATACGATTGTGGCCACGCCTCGGGCCTTCGCCTCGCAGTTGACCAGCCTGTTCCAGCTGCCGGGTGATTTGTCAGCGGCCTCTTCGGCGGCGTATCAAAGCGCCTTCAGCGGGCTGTTTGATATGGGGTCGAAGCTGCAGCAAACGGACTTTACGCAGTCTGTGCCGGCCACCAGCAGCAGCCCGGCCATGGCAGGCTTGGGCAAGGCCGAGGCGCTGACGATTGACAGCCCCGCCCGCACGAGCCTGGCGGCGCTCAATGGTGCGCTGGACCAGTTGGTGGAGACCTTGGCTGTTGCGGCCTATGCCGAGACGCTGGCCATGACCGAGATTCAGAGCTACGACGACGTGGTGGCCATGCGCGCGGCCGTGACGGCCCAGTGCACAAAGCTGCTGCTGCGTGACAGCGCGAATGCAGCGCCGAGCAGCTCGCCGGCGTCGTCTGCGCATGACGCGGTGTCTGAGCTGCTGATGCGCACGCTGGTGGACCTGCAGTCTCGGGTGGGTGATGCAGCTTTGATGACAACCTACACGCCCGCGAGCTGGATGCCCGTTTGGCTGGTGAGCTACAAGCTGTATGGCACGGCCGAGTGGGCCGATGAGATCCTGGCGCTTAACCCGCAGGTGACGCACCCTCTGTTTGTGCCACCTGGCAAGTCGCTGCGGGTGATGAACCATGGCTGAGTTCAAGGGCGACTACAGGCGCGAGAAGGCGGCGATCACCGTGGTGGTCAATGGCCAGGCTTTTCAGGGTTGGCTGCAGAGCGAGGTGAGCCGCAACATTGAGACGCTGGCCGCGACGTTCAGCGTGCCGCTGTCTCTGGACCCCTTGAACCCGCCCGCTATCAAGCGCCAGGACACGGTGCAGGTGCTGATTGGTGGGGTGCAGGTGATGAGCGGCTATGTGATCGCCGCAGCCCCTTTTTACCGGGGCAACGACGTGGGCATGCGGATCATTGGCCGGGACCGGCCCGGCGACCTGGTGCGCTGCGCAGCGATGCACGCCGGTGGCCAGTGGCGCAATGTAGGCCTGGAGCGGATCACCAAAGACCTGATCAAACCCTTTGGCCTGGACCTGGTGGTGGAGGCTGACCTGGGCGGCCCGATCGCTGACTTCAAGATCTACCACGGTGAGACGGTGCTCGATGTGCTGTCGCGCGCTGCAAGGCTGCGCGGCGTGCTGGCCACGCGGGATGACCTGGGTCGCGTGGTGTTGACCAAGGCAGGCAAGAGCCGCTTTGATGGGGCCATTGTGCGGGGCTTGAATGTGATCTCGATGGAGGATATTGGCAGCGACGAGCAGCGCTTCAGCGAGGTGCTGGCTTATGGCCAGTCGACGCTGAGTGATGACTTTGAGACCACCAGGCAGATCAAAGCCTCGGCCAAAGATGCCGAGATGACGCGCTACATGCCCACCATCATCAACGCGGATGGCAACACGACACAGGCCGAGATGCAGGCGCTGGTCGATCACACAGTGCGTGTTCGCCGGGGTCATGCTTACGGATTCAACTACGTGGTGGAGGGTTGGACCTGGAAGGGCAAGCCGTGGCCACTGAATGCCCGGGTGCCGGTGTTTGATGATGTGGCGGGCCTGCGGGGTGACGACTGGCTGATTTGCTCGGTCAAGCAAACGTGCTCGCTGCAGTACGGCGATGTGACCGAGCTGGTGGTGCGGCCGATTGAGGCCTACGACACGGTGCCGCTCAAGACCAAGGTGAAGCGGCACCACCGTGGGGACCGCAAGCTGAGCGACCGCAAGCACCTGGACGGCGGCGGTGTGACGATCCAGTCTGGCTCGTCGATTTTCAAGGAGTAGGCATGCGTGGCAACTGGTTGAGGTGGTCGCGCATTCGGGGCCTGGTTGAGGGTGTGATGCAGCGGGGGCGCGTGGAGGTGTTTGACCGCCAGGCGCGTGACGATGCCAAGCGACCGCAGGACTACGGCTTTGCCGCCAATGTGGTGGATGGCCAGGGTCTGGTGCTGGAGGTGGGTGGCCACACCGTGATCATGCGGATGGACCGTCTGGCAGAGCGGCCGCAGCTGGCGGCCTATGAGGTGTGCGTGTGGCACAAGGATGGCCACAAGGTGACGCTCAAGGCCGGTGGGGTCATTCAAGTGGACTGCACCCGCTATGTGGTCAACGCGAGCGAGGCCGTGGTGTTCAATTCGCCCACGGTGTCTGGCTCGGGTACGGTGCAGGCGCCCACGGTGTCAGCGACCACGCAGCTGCAAGTGGCGGGCCATGACTTTGCTAACCACGGCCACGACAACGTCCAGAATGGCTCGGGTGTTGCTGGGAACGTGGTCCTGCGCTGATTGGCGGGATGTGAAGCGTTTCACCAAGCGGCACCGCGGCGGTTTGGGGAGACTGAAGCCTGACTTCAGCCAGCCCACACTCAGATGTTTGACATCGCCACGCGCCCCAGCCTTTCAAGCGGCATCGCCTCCCTGGCGGTGCCGTTTGATTGGCGCCTGACGGCCCCACTCGCTGCCGCGACCTACCCTTGGACGGCGTTCAGCACGCCCGAGGGTGTGCCGCAAGCCAATGTGGATGTGTTGGCGACGTATGCGCTGGCACTTGAGGACACGCTGCAGACCGCGATCAGCTTGAGCCTCTTCACAGACGCTCGGGCCGGTGACGACGATGTGTTGCCCTTGGGGGCGACCGACAGGCGCGGCTGGGTGGGTGATGAGTTCATGGCCGAGAGCTTTGACTCAGCGGTGGACACCTGGGGCAGCCTGTTCTGGCTGCTCTACACCGGCAAGGCCACGGCGGATATCGTGCAGCAGGCCAAGTTCTATGGGCAGGAAGCCCTGGCCTGGATGGTGCGCAATGGTGTAGCAAGCCAGGTTGTGGTGGACGCGCTGTGGGTGCCGGCTGGTGACGCTGATCGACTGGCGATCAGGCCGCAGATCTACAAGGCCGACAAGGTCAAGCCGATCTACGACGTGCTGTGGGGTACGACGGTGCGGCGAGGGGCCAGCTCATGACCGCGCTGCTGAATGTGCCCATTCCCAGTGTGCAGCAGCTGCAGCAGAACTGCGCGCGCTTGCTGCAGCAGTCGCTGCAAGCGGCCATCCAGGCTGCGAGGCCTGCGGATGTGTCAACGGCTGACATTGACCTGGCGCGCTCCAACATCAAGGCGCTGGCGTTCGTGCAGGGTATGGGGCTGCATGGTGTCTACCGATACCTGCGGGATTTCATTGCCCGCCAGGCCGTGCCGATTTACTCGGCCGGTGAGTTCTTGCGCGGCTGGCTGCTGACCTACGGGATGGACTTCAAAGCGGCCTCGGCTGCGCAGGGCGGCGCGACGGGCACTGGTGTGCCTGCCACGGTCTTGCCTGCTGGCACGTTGGTGCGCACGGATGCGGGCGTGCAGTTCAAGGTGGTGGCCGACGTGGTGGTCGGTGCCGGCGGCACGGTTGCGGCGGCATTTATTGCCGTGGTGGCCGGTGCAGGCTATGTGTCTGCCGGGACACCGTTGACGCTGGTGTCGCCCGTGGATGGGATCGACAGCACGTTCACGGCCTCGGCCGGCTGGCTGCCCGGTGTAGACGTGGAGTCTGAGTCAGCGGCGGTTTACCGCCTGCAGCAGCGCCTGGCCAACGCGCCCATGGCTGGCAGCCCTGCCGACTATGCGCGCTGGGCGCTGCAGGTGTCGTCGATCACCAGGGCCTGGGGCGTGCGCAACCCGGCTGGGGCCACGACGGCAGGCGTGATCATCATGGCCGATGGCAACCCATCGGGCGTGGCCTTGTATGGGCTGCCCACAGCGTCGCAGCGCGATGAGGTGTACGACTACATTGCAGACCCGATGCGCGGCCCGCCTGACGAGCTGCACGTGATCATCCCGACGGCGGTGGTTATCGCGCCGAAGCTGCGCATCTCGCCTGACAACGCGGCGGTGCGTGCGGCAGTGGTGGCGGGCCTGAAAGACCTGTTCTTCCGGGAGGCGCTGCCAGGTGGCTCGCTGCCCCATGGGCATGCGATCGAGGTGGTGAGCGAGGCGGCAGGCGAATACAACCATGAGTGGGTGTCGCCATCGGTGGTGCAGGGCTCGATTTGGACGGTGCCCAGCGCCTACCACCTGCTGGTGTTGGGTGATGTGACGTTTGTGGCGTGATGGACAAGTTCACTGAATCCCTCGCCAGCCTGCTGCCCACGGGGTTTGCGTGGCCACGCGACCCTGACTCGGTTTTGATGCGCACCATTAGCGGCGTGGCTGGTGGGTTTGCCGAGCTGGATGAGTTCATTCGGGCCACGGTGGCCCAGTGGCAGCCACATACGGCCGTGACGCGCCTGGCTGAGTGGGAAGAGGCCTGCGGCCTGCCGGATGCCTGCTTTGGTGCGGGCCAGAGTGAGGTGTTGCGGCGCAAGTTGCTGTTGCTGCGCTTGCGGCCGGTGGACTTGCCATATGACGACTCGTGCCCGGCCGGGCCCGGCGTGATCGCTTCGTTTTGCACGGCCATTGGCTACCCAGGCGTGACGGTGTCCTACAACACGCCTTTTAGGGTGGGGCGCAACAGAGTGGGTGACCGGATGGGCGCGCTCAATGGTGTGCTGAATGTGCGCGTGCCTGCTGGCTCGACGCCCTTCAGGGTGGGGCGTGGCCGCGTAGGTGACCGGCTGGTGTCTCGGGTAGGCGTGGGCCCTGAGCTGGCCTGCTACCTGGATCGGGTCGTGCCAGCACGCTTTCAGATCAACGTGATTTACGAGTGAGACCCTTATGGACTACACACTGAGCCCGGATTTCGTGACCCACCCGGGGACGGGGCACCGCATGCACAGCGACACGGCAGCGATCACGACCGAGGTGACGGCCAGGGATATGAACTCGGTGCTGTGGAGCCTGATGGAGATCGTGCAGGCGTCCGGGCTGACCGCAGCGCAATTCGATGCGGCGACGCCAGCAACATACACGGTGCTCAAGGGGGCCTTGGACGCGTTGTACGCCCCGTTGGGCACGGGCGCGTCGCCAGGCGACGTCAAGTTGATTGCTGGCGCTACTGCCCCGGCTGGGTGGATCAAATGTAATGGCGCGGCGATTTCACGCACCACATATGCAGCCCTCTTTTCAAAAATTGGTACCGTACATGGTGCTGGCGATGGAAGTACGACATTCAATGTTCCCGACATGCGCGGTGTTTTTGTTCGTGGCTTGGATGATGGGCGAGGGCTCGACGCCGGCCGCACTCTCGGCTCATATCAAGCTGATGCGCAGCAGAACATCACAGGTCAGTTCGGGCAAGTCGATGGTGGCGTCAATTTTGCAAATGGCGTGTTTGGCACAAGCGCCACGGCTCAGACGAAAATTTCTGCTGGCGTTCAGGTCGGCAGCTCTTTCATCGACATTGATGCATCGCGGCAGATTCGAGTAGCGGCGGAAGTGCGGCCGAAAAGTGTCGCGCTGGTGTTCTGCATTAAATATTGAGGGCGATGATGATCACTTACCAGACCGACTTCGACGGCATCTACGTCGGGACCGTTGAGGCTGACGAATCTCAGCTTGAGCCCGGTGTTTACCTGATCCCTGCGCGCGCCTACGAAGATCCGCCGCCTGCATTGGCTGATCATGAGGCGGCCAAGCGTGTTGGAGGTGCCTGGCAGGTCATCCCGGACTGGCGCGGCTATGTGTACTGGCTAGCCGATGGCACCGAGCATGTGATCGAGGAGATCAATGTGACGCCACCAGCGGGCGCCCTTGCAGAACAGCCAGAGGCCAGCCTGGTCGCCATGAAGTCGTGGACTGCACAAGAGATCGAATATGCATGTGCAAGCCAGATCGTGGGCGGGTTCGATTCGATGGCCCTGGGTGCCCAATATCGCTACCCGTCAAAGGCCAGCGACCAGGCCAATCTCACAGCCTCGGTCGTCGATGCCCTCGTCAACCAGTCCGATGCTGCCTGGCGCACTCCTTTTTGGTGTGCGGACAGCGCTGGCGTGTGGGCCTGGCGACCCCATTCGGCTGAGCAGATCAAGCAGGTAGGTCGAGATGGCAAGGCTGCTGTCCTAGCTGCCCAGGCCAAGAACGCCAGCCTGCAGGCCCAGATTGCTGCGGCAGCGTCGCCAGCTGAGCTGGCCGAGATCACCTGGTAAAAAAAGACAGGGCGACCGTCTGGGTGTTGTAGCACCCTCGCGGCCATCCTCCCCGCAAGCAAACTGCGGATCAGACCGAGGCCCTGACACCTGTCGACAGGCGGGGCGGATTGTAGAGGCTGACCATGGAACCCGTCCGATGTGGCCAGTGCAACAAGCTGCTGGCCGTGGGTGATTTCACCCACCTGCAGATCAAGTGCGGCCGGTGCCGCACTGTGAATGACTTCAGGGCCCCGAGCCCCACCCATGAGCGCCCAGGAGCGTCAAACCTGACCGGAGATAGGTATGACGCACACGAGCGCGGGAAAGAGCCCCTTGGCCTGGCTGGGGGGGCAAAAGCAAACTGGCCGACGAGATCATCCGCCGGATGCCACATGACCACGAGGCCTACTGCGAGGTGTTTGCAGGGGCAGCGTGGGTGCTCTTTAAGAAGCCGGAGAGCCGGGTTGAGATCATCAACGACATCAACCGCGACCTGATCACGCTCTACAGGTGCGTGAAGCACCACCTGGTGGAGCTGGTGGCGCAGTTCAAATGGATGCTGGTGGCCAGAGACGAGTTTGACCGCTTCATGGCCACGCCAGCCGACACCCTGACAGACATTCAGCGGGCAGCCAGGTTCTACTACCTGGCCAAGACCTCTTTTGGCGCTCGGGTGGCCAAGCCCACTTTCGGCATCGCAGCAACGGCTCCCAGCCGGCTGAATCTGCTCAGGATTGAAGAAGACCTCAGTGAAGCCCATTTGCGTCTGTGCCGCGTCTACATCGAGAACCGGCCCTACGGACAGCTGATTGAGCGCTTTGACAAGCCCGGGACGCTGTTCTACATCGATCCGCCTTATTGGGGCTGTGAAGACGACTACGGCAAGAATCTGTTCAGCCAGGCGGACTTTGCGGCGCTGGCCAGCCAGCTCGACCAGGTCAAGGGACGGTTCATCTTGAGCCTGAACGATGTTCCGGGTGTGCGGGAGACCTTCGCCAACTTCAACATCGATGCTGTGAAGACCAGATACAGCATTTCAGCCAAGGCCAACCAGGTGGTTGGTGAGGTGCTGATCACCAACTTCAAACCGGCTTTGAAGGGCGTTTGAAGGCGCGTAAATGCTGGATCAACCTTGCGTTGATTTAGCTCTTTAATGCTGGATCAAAGTAAACGATTGGCCGGATCAAAGTAAACGGCGCGCTACTATGAAC